TCGACGGGCACCCAGCACGCGGCGTTGAGGTTGCGAATGATGCTCGGGTCAAGCACCCACACGTCCATCAATGTCACGACCAGCCCGCCGCGGAGGTCGCCTTTGAAATGGGCGCTCGCGTTGGAGAGCAGCGTCTTGTTGCCGAAGTCCCCGGCCACGCCGGGATAGTTAGGAATGCCGCCCATGTTCAGACGGGCACCCTCGAGGCCGTAGAAGGTGCTCACTCCGATGTCGAAGTGCTCGTTCAGCCTGGGCGTGAATATTCCGGTCTGCTGTCCGTACCCCGTCGGGGTCCAGCCAGAGTTGCTGTGCCAGAGCAGCGGTGTCTGCTCGCTCAATGTGACTCCTTGGTGGCGGGTGGCTTATCGGTGGACTTCAAGTCGCAGAACTCACACCGCCACCGGGGATGTGAGCCCTACGTTTTTGTCGGCTTGCGCCTAAATCAGGTGCGCGGCCACTCGAACGTGCCGCCGCGCCGTCTCAGGCGGGCAGCGAGGTCCATGTATTGGAGGACGCGCTCACGGCGGTTGAACTGCTGGCCGTCCGTGGAAAAGTTGAAATCTCGCGAATACTTGGCGGCTATTGCCTCGGCAGCATCAGCCGCCGCAAGGTCAATGTTGCTCGGCCATGCCGCGAGACAAGTGTCAATTTCGGCGTCCGTCAAAATCAACGTCGCGTCATCGGTATCCCCGACCTTCTGTCGAACACGATCGCGGTCGGACAAGTTCAGGGCAACAAGCGCGGGCGTGTTCGCATACGTATCCGCATCGGCGACCCGCAAGTTGATCGTGCCCCCATTGGAAACACCAGTGAGCCGGAGCGCATACTCAACCTCGGTGTGCTGGTCGTTCAACGCGACGCTGTTCGCGGCACCGGACGTTGAGCCCGTTCCAGAAGTGAAGGCAAGCGCGGACCCCTGAATGACATCAATGGTCGCGCCCGAATCTAGGAAATGGTCAGATAGCGCGGCGGTGACGGTTCCCGATGTGCCCGTGACATCAAACCACGATCCAGCGTTTAGTCTGGCCTCGAGCTGACCACCAAAGGTTTCGGGGGTGCCTGCGGTCTCGTCAATCTCAAAGCGGACGCGAAAGGTCTGCCCGACTACTTGCGTCCAGCCAGTATCCACCGGGTGATCGAAAGCGCCGGAGTTCAGCGATTGCGAGTCCCCACGACCCTTGTAGTGGGACTGAACGAGTGTCATTACTTCTTCGCTGACTTCCGCGCCGGCTTCTGCGAACGAGGCTGACCTGGAGGCGCAACAGTCTCCTCAACATCGAAATGGACGCCGCTCTCAACAGGCTTGAAATATTCGGGGTTCTGGGTCAGGAGCGGATGACCGGCACGAACGCGGGTAACACCCTCAGTGACAGTCGTGGGGATTCCCTCAAGGTCACACGAAAAGCTCTTGCTGGCAATGAAAACGTCAGACATATCGTCCTTTCAAAAAGGTGGCTAATCGCCTGACGGCGGGGAACAGCCGAAGCCGCTCCCCGCCACAGACGGGCAGGATCTATCGAGTGATGATCTTGCGGAATGCGAGCGGGTCGACCACTTCGGCCGAGTTCCGCCAGAACGCGAACAGTCCACGGCTTCCGCTGGGACGGTTGTTGGCGGTCGCGAAGAGATGAGGAACAATCTCGACGCTCATGCCAATGCGATCGACGATGACGTACTTGGAGAAATCTCCGAGGACGGCAACGGTGCCGCCAGTCGCAACGGTCGTGCCCATGGTGGACAGCTCGTTGGCCTGGTAGCCGATCAGGTTGTAACCGGTGTTGCCGGGGGTCGGGCCGTTGTTGGCCAGTCCCACCTGCAGGTTCTCGGTCCACAGGTTCGCTCCACCGTTCGTGTCGAACTGACGGATGCGGTTGTAGATCGAACGGTTCGCAACCCACTGGGCGCGAGACCGATGACGCGGGGCCAGAGCTTCCTCTGCGAGGAAGATGTCACCGACGGCGAGAGCAGCGGTGCCGGAAGTCGTCACGGAGGCCGTGCCACCGATCAGAACACCCTGCGGCTGGTCAGTGCCGGTACCGAAAGCAAACTTGGTTGCCTCCAGGTCGTCCTTGGCTTCCTGAACCATCATGGTCAGCTCGGACTGGAGTCCCGACCAATCCTGACCCAGTTCGATGCTGTACGGCACGAAGCAGTCAGCGCGTTCCGGGTGGATCGAGGGCTGACCGAACGACGGGGCGTTGTCTCCAACCTCGTCAGCTTCGGTCGTGTAGCGGGCGGTAACGCCAGCCGAGGTCACACCGTTCCAGTTGTCGGTAACAACCTGAACCACGCGAGAGATCGAGCGGAAAGGGTTGACCGAATGGGACGACGTGTGAATGACCGTCGGATCGAGCGTGAACGGGATGTTGTAGCCACCCGAGGAATCCGACGTGCTCAGAGCACGGGTCTCGGAATCACTCAGCGGGGCACCAGCAATGACCTTGCCGAAAGCACGCTCATAGTCCGGTGAACCGGTCTCGAGGAACCTGCGGGCGAGGACGCCATTCTTGTCGATCTTCTCGAGGAGCCGCTCGGCGTTGTCCTGAGCGTCTTCCTTCGAAACCGAACCAGCGGCATAGTTGCCCTGCTCGATCGCGTACTTGGCCCGGTCGCGCATCTCGCGATGAGCCTCTTCCGGGTTGTTGACCGAGGACCGAACGGTGCTGAGGTCATAAACCTCGCTGCCGCGGGCACGTTCCTTCTTGATCTGGAACCCGGCCTCACGGCTGGTCTCCTTGACCGAAGCAACTTCGATCTGCTCGCGACGGGCACGCAGTTCCTTGTCGAGACGTTCCATCTCTTCGCGCTCGGAAACGAGGTCTTCGAACTCGCCGCGGGCCTCTTCAGTCAGGGCCTTGCCGGCATACTCGGTGTCAATGTCTTTTAGGCGGCCACGGATCTCATCGAGCCGCGCCTGGATTTCTTCGGGGGTCATGGCAGTCGCCATTCCTTTCCGTTGTCATGGAGGGACCACTTGCGGTCCCTGGGCGGGGTGGCTTCGCGGCTCGCTTCTTCGGAGTGACTTTCGTCGGCTTCGATCTCTGCGGGTGCGTCTGAGGACAGTTCGTCCCCTTCTTCCGGTGAGGTTTCCTCGGCCGGTTCAGTTGTGTCTGCGCTCTCGTCTTCGGAACGCTCAAAAAAGGTCAGCATTTCGCGGAAACGATCGGGGTCGCCCGCGGCACGGGCAATCATCACCTCGTCGGTGAGGGACCGGACCCCGGCGGTAGCGCCGTCATATGCGGGGAAGGTGACGGGGCCACCTTCGTAAACGCGGGCTTCGCGCACGGTGCGTTCAGGGATGCCGTCGGGGTTGTAGTCGGACGGCTCCGGCTCACGATCGAAGTCTTCGCGAACCACACTGAAAGCGAAAGAGGCACCATACGCGCCTGCGCGGAGGCCGGGCTCGAGGTCGCGGTTGTACGACGTGTCGAAAAGCTCGGCTTCATAGTAAGCACCTTCCTCGTCCTCCCTCAGCTCGCGAAGCGAACCAAGGGGCTTGTCTCCAACCTGGGGATCACGTCCGTGCTGGAAAAGGAGACGAATGTTGTCGCGGTTCTCCGCAAACGTCTTCTTGAACGCACCGGGAGCGATGCGTTCCATGAAGGTGCCCTCGAACATGGAATCAATGCGAGTCCACTCATCAAAGCGGGCGAAGTGGCCGAAAATGACAGGGCGATCCTCGGAAGCCCCGTCCTCTTCGCGAATCTGGGGCGATTCATGCCGGGCACGGAAAAGTCCATCCCGCGGCGGGCGCTTTACGTCTTTCATAAGGTGAAGCTCCTTTCGGCCTTAGCCGGAAATGGGAATCAGCATGTGCTGACAGTTCTCGTGATAGGGCGGCTCGGGTGCGCTGGTGGCGGGAAATCGCTTTCCCTCGAGGCGCTGGCACTCGGGGTGGCTGGTTCCGTGGGATGAAACTTCCACGGTTCCGACCCCCACACCGTCCTTTATGCCGCGAGACGTTGCCCGGCGGCCAAGAGTGCGGATCTGGGTTCCGGCGTAGGCACCTAGTGCCCAATTTCTGCCGGCATCATCTGTGAAGGCTTGTACGGCTTCGTCTTCCTTCTCGTCAACGTTGTCCTTGTCCACGCTGCGAAAGGCGTCCTGTGCGCTTTGCTCGGCCTTAGAGATGGCGTCGCGCAGCTTCTCGTCAAGGGAATCGACCAGGGGGTTCACCGGGTCGCCCGAAACTGCCTTCTCCTCAATCGCGGCAACGGCGTTATCCAACGCACCGGAATAGGCGGCAACGAGGGCCTGCTCAACCTTCTCCTCACGGAGACTGTCGAGGGCTTCCATTGCCATGCCGAGGCTGTGCTCACGACCATTTTCCAATGCGCCGCGGAGCAACTGACGAACCTCGGACTCAACCGCCTGGAACCGACCAACAAGCGTGCGGATCTCGGCCTCGCCGGGAGGGTTCGCGTCGACGGCACGGCTCTCACGCTTCGATGCCTGAACCTGCTTCGGGGCTTCCGGTGCCGGGGCCCGGGTGCCCGGAGCCTGAAGTTGGACGCTGAACACACCGGTATGTGAAAGACGGGCCAAATCGCCCGCGGTGATCGCCTCAATGACCGTACTCGGGTCGTATCCAGCCTCCGTCAGCGCCTTGATCGCCAAAGCATTCGTGCTTTGAATCTCGGCGGCGTCCTTCATGTCCTCCGCAAGGAAAGGAATGTCCCGATCGTCATACCAAAGCTCCGCCGTGCGAGGAACACGAATGATCGAGGAAATCGACCCCGCGAAGTTCCTCCACAGAGGCCGCATAGTGCCGTCAGCGAAACGCCGACGTGCCTGCGAGTAGTTGGAGTAAGTGGCGGCCTGGAGGCCCTCAGACAGGCCCACAATGACCGGGGGGACCCCCGCAGCGGCAGCGATGCGGGTCTCGCCCGCTCCCTGCACATCCTTGAACCCAATCTCGGTCATGTTGGACCCAATCACGTCCGCAGACGCGCCACCACCCATGTAAAGAGTGCGATAGGCGTTCTCGGCACCACCAACCTGGTCCTCCATTGCCTCAACCCAGGCGGCCACCTTGTCGGAATCAATGGCCGGGTCGAAACTAACAACCATGTTCGGGGTCGCACCCTGCTCGAAAAACTTGAGCTTATGCGTCGTGGCCGACTGATCGCCCATGATTTCACGGATGATCGGGGTGAGCCACGACATGCCACGGAAGTTCGCGGAAGGATCGGGATACGGAGCGAAATGCGCGACCTGCTCTGGCAAGTAAACGGCCGGCTTGGACGACGGTGCCTCGTAGATGTAACCGAGGATCTCCACGTCCGGGGCGGTCCCGGCCTGCTGCGGCTCCATTTTCGAGCCCATGACGATAGTCACGTAGTCAGGGCGGAGCCTTCGGATCTCGTCGCCAATGCGAACGCCATACCAGTTGCCGGCAAGGTCCACGTCCTGAATGGCTCGGGCAAGCAAATCACCGGTCGTGCCATTAGGGAAAGGCCGCTCGAGGGGCAAAAGGTCGCGAGAACCGAAATATTCACCAGGTCGTCCCGACTGGAAGCGCCGGAACTGGAAGCGGGCCTCCTGAAAGAGGAGCTGGCGAACCATCATGCAAGCGAACACAGGACCGTTGGACTTGTAAGCGCCCTCGATCAGCCCCTGGAAATTGCCGCCAATTTCCTGTGCGGACGACCCAAGCGACTGCTGAATCACATTCGGGTAGCTAATCCCGTTGAACGTGAAATATTCAACCCAGTCGTCAAGCGAAAGCGCCGACGTGGACCTTGTGCTGATCTGGTCAATGAGCCTCATTTAGCGTCGAACTCCGCGAAAAGGCCCAAATAGACCAAGGCGCACCCAGCCGCGATGAAAGCGGCAGGCGGAAAGATCATTGCGATGCCCGCGGTGACAAACGCCCCACCAATCACGGTCAGGGCTATAGCTATTTGCTTTGCGTTCAACGTGAAGCGCCCCATATTGCAATTGGCTCCTTAGGTCTGTCGTGCTCGGCCACTGCGACCGAGTTGCCGAAAAGCAGGCCGGTCAGGGCGTCGATTGGGTATTTCTTCCGCCGGTCACCCTTAGCGTCGGGTGGACGGTCGAATCGGTACTTGTCAGCACCTACGCCTCGTCGGACAGCACTCAGGACGTGCTTACGCAGGTCGGGGTTGCCGTCATGGACAAGCCAGCCGCCACGGATAGCTTCATCCAGCCGCGCCGCCGCGAGACACATCGGCGCGTTGTCCTGCGAATGCTCCAGAAAGTTGAACTCCACCCCGCCCTGATCGGGATGCCTGCCCGTATCCAGCATCTCCACCATCTGCTGCCCGCCCGCATTCGGGTCAAAAGCCCAGCCAACCGGGTTGAACCGCTTTTGAAGGGCAACGAGACCAGGAACGATCTCGGCTTCCTTCACAGGCGGCTCGAGGATCTTCACCCCCGCAATCACACGGCGGGTAGTCGACTCCCAAAGGAGGACCCCCATCGCCGTCGTATCAATCTTCCAGCCAAGATCAAGGAAACCAATCGCCCAAGCATCAGGGTTAGGCTTCAAATCCTTCTCCTCCAACGCATCCCACTCCTCCGGGGAGATGCCGTCCCCCTCAATGCGCGTGGCGATGTTGCACACAAACCGCTTCCAATGCGCCAAGCTCATCGTCGGCGAATCACGTTTCCTGCGCAACGTCTCCGGGGTGATGGTCGGAAGGGGATTGGCCTCCTTCACGGCCTCCATATCCTCCACATCCTCCGCGTTCTCAACGGCCCAGTCGTGAAGAACCATGCCGCTACCCGCAGCGCGAACATGCCCACCATTCCGGGTGACCTCGGTCGCGGTGGCACGATGCTTCAAACGAATGTCCTCAAACTCGGAACCGGGCTCGCCGGCAGTCGAAATTGCGGCCAGCTTGCCGCCACGCTTATCGAGCTTGCCCCGCCACGTCCGATACAGCCGAAAATCGCGATGACGGTGAAGTTCGTCCAGCAACGGAAGCGTCGGAATGATTCCGTCGCCCGTGCGATCATCAGCGGCGAAAACCTGGATGCGGCCCTGCGTCCTCAGCGCCGTGATCTTGCGGTACCCGTCATACACACGAAACCGCTTATCCATACCGGGGGTCCGCCTCACGAACCCACCCGCCTGATTGTGAAGAATCACGCACTGATCCTTCGAAGAAGCGCCAATCGGCACCATCGCATCCGGCATGTAATCGGCGTGATACAGGGCGACGCCAGAAAGCAACGTCGTCTTGCCATTACCCTCGGGAACGATCAGCCACACCTCCGTCTCATCACCAAAAAGATCCTCGGCGAAAGCGAGCTGAAACTCCTCCGGCTCCCAAGTAGAACCGTCATCCAAAACGAGGTTCCGGCAATAAGCACGGAAATGGTCAATCGTGAAAGGTTGAAGTGGCCGATGGGCGGTCCCATCCGCCCGTGCGACGGCCATATCAATTCACTTTCGGTGGTGGCTACGCGGACTTGCGCTCGCGAACAACCGCGAGATCAACAGGTCCATCAAGTGCTGCGAAAGGGTCTTCCGGCACTTCGTCCGGGTCGCTCGACTTGCGGACCATCTCCCAATACAGCTTCATCGCTTGGACGGAACCCTTCTTCGCGGCGATCCATGTGATGCGCTTCAACTCTTCCTCGGTACCCGGTTCCTCCCGCTGCTGGCACTCGAGGCGGGCGGCGTCCACCTCGGCGGCGAAGCCGGCGTAATCGCCAGGGTCATCGCGGCGACTTTTCTTCAACCAGCCATCAACCGTCTCCGGGCTGAGGCCGGTCTCCCGAGCAGCGTCCGCAAGGGACAGTCCTTCGCCAACGAGGGCGATGACGGACTCCTTGTTTTTCGCGGTGAACTTCGACTCGGCCACGGAGATGCTCCCTTCAAAAATTGGGGGGTATATACCCATACCCCCTATAAACATTCGGTTTTCTTTACGGCGAGT